TAGCTCGCGAGTCTTATTCTTTCGGTGAAAATGTATTTGTGAAATATCTTCGGCCAAAATCAACAAACAAAGGAACAGGATATTTTGAGCATAATGGACAAGAAATAGTATTGAAACCGAGTAAAGATATTGATGACGAACCGTAAAAAAACCACCCCCGAGGGAGTGGCTTCTCAAGCTATTTTACACGAGGGGCAATCTTATCCATCATTTTATCAAGCTCTTTCCAAGTTTTATTGCGTTTAACAGCGTATCTTTGCCACATCAAGAACCTTGAAACCTCTTCATCCATACTAACGAGCTTTTGACTGTCTCTCCACTCTTGAACCGTACCTTTGAAAGAAAACATAATTTTGACTATTAGCTAATTATATGGTAACATACAAGTACTAGAGTAATCCGATTGGATATATCACTTGTAAGTACAGTATACGCTATAAAAAAGTAATTGTCAAGTATGGAAGAAAAACGACCAGTAGGACGACCACTAAAATTTCAAAGCGTTGAAGAACTCGAAAAGAAAATTGACGAGTATTTTGAGACGACCGGATGGAAAACGAAAGAGGTTTATGATAAGAAGAAACAGGAAGTTGTTACAGTACCTTATTATGAACCAGCAACTATTACAGGTATGGCAGTTTTCCTTGATACAAGCCGAGAAACCATTTCTGATTACCGAGAAAAGCCTGAATATGCTGACGCTATAAAAAAAGCGAAGGATAAATGTGAGTATTCTATCGAATACGGAGCATTAACAAACAACCTTAATCCAGCTATGGCTATATTTAGCGCGAAGAATAATTATGGTTGGAGCGATAAGACTGAGATTGACCACACAAGCAAAGGTGAATCTATTGGCGTTATTATATTGCCTCCAAAACAATGAACATAATCATTATTAAGTATCATAATCCTGAATACGAATCGAAATGTGTTGAAAGTGTTCAACGGCATACAGACCTCACGAAACACACACTCACAATACACGATAATTACCCTCAAAATGAGAATCTGGGAGCTTTATGGAATAGATTGATAGAAGAGAGCACGGATGAAGTTATATGTCTTCTTAACAGCGATACAGAAGTAGAGGATGGATGGGCAAGATTGCAAGACGGACTTACACAAGGAGTCGGAGCTATCGGACCGATAACGGACAATTGTGGAACAGGTCAAAAAATGATGACGAGATCGGATGAAATACGAGAAATCAACGACCTTTCCGGGTTTTGCTATGTCTTTAAAAAATCAGTCTGGAAAGAGGTTGGTAAATTCCCTGAAGATATGCCATTTTATGGGCAAGAATCTATATTCAATCGTAAATTACAGGATATGGGGTATAAGTTAATGGTTGATCGAAGAGTTTTCATACATCACGAAAAAGGCGCTAGCTATAAAAAATCCATAGAACGAGGCGAGACGACAAACGAAGAAGAATACTGGGGCGCTTTTCATTATTACAATTACCTTGACAGGTTGAAACTATTGCGGGAATCAGTCAATCAAGATTTCAAAATTATCATCATAGGCGGTGGCCGAAATAACCCGTTTCCGTTGCATCGCGGATTAGAGCAGGCGTGTGATGAGTTTTTTGGAGCTAATGCATTACTACTTCGTGATGTTCAGTGTATTCCTGAATTGCTGGATATATTCCAACCTGACCTGATTCTCAATACTGAAACAAAATACAAAGAAGAAGTCTATGATTTCCTTAAAAAAGCGAAAAAGCAAGGCATAAAAACAGCACTCTATTTCAATGATATGCGCTGTCCGGTTACCGAAGCAGTCGGAAGCGACCCGAAGATGAGAGGAGATTTGTCAATGTATTATGACAATATATTTCTCTGTAATGAGTCGCATCGGAAGTGTTGGGAGGAGTCGTGCAAAGTTCTGACATTCTATATGCCTCAAGGTTCAATTCAACACGGCAAGCCTCCAAAAGGTACAAAACATCATATTCTGCATATAGGCGCAGAAGCTTCCGGACAGTATCACGAAAACAGGAACTCCATCATCAAAGAATTGCGTCAGAATGTAGAAATAACATCGAAAAACGCACTACTCCGAGACGACAGGATACAAATTCAAAACGACTCGTACGGTGATTATTATTCGTCGGATTATGCACTGGCTATATCAATGGAAATAGCGAAATATACCAGTGATCGGCTCTACACGATTGTCGGCGCTGGCGGATGTGCCGTATGTTATAAACCCGAAAGACTGGAAGAAGTATTCCAAGATAAAGAGCATTTGCTATTTTTTCGAACAGCTCAAGAGGCATTCAAGATAGTGCAACGGACAACGGAAGAAGAACGGGAAGAAATCAAATTAAAAGCATTCAAACACGGACAAAAACACCATAGCTACAAGATGAGACTGCTCAATATACTGACAAACATTTATACAGACGACAGGACATTTTGGGGAGATTTAAATAACCTTAAAAAAATAGGAAAATGAAAACAATACTGATGAAAAGTGGGGATATTGCTCTCATAGATGATAAAGATTACGATTTAGTTTCTAAGTATAACTGGAGTGTCGCTGGTAACAGGTATGCTAGAGCAGCGGCATACGATACTGATGAGAAGGATAAAAATGGGCATATTAAACAAAGAGTAATAAAAATGCACCGGCTTATTATTGGAGCTAAGAAAAATGAATTTGTTGACCATATAAATGGAAATGGTTTTGATAATAGACGTGAAAATCTTAGAATTTGTACAATGAGTCAAAATATGTGCAATCAGAAAAAAAGCTCAGCTAATAAATCAGGTTATAAAGGTGTTATAGCTATGGTTGGTAAAAACCATGAGAAGAGAAATAAAAAATGGCTTTCGTATATAAATATAAATAAAAAGAGAATATATGGAGGGTATTTCTTCACAAAAGAAGAAGCCGCAGAAAAATATAACGAAATGGCAAAAAAATATCACGGTAACTTTTCTAATCTTAATAATATAGTTTATGTCTAAATATTCGCTCGGTGCTGGTGACGTAAAAGAGGAAGGATTTATTTCGGTGGATTTATCTGACAAATGTGGCGCGGATATTGTCGCTGACGTTCGTGTTTTTCCGTGGGATTGGATGGAAGACGGGGCAGAGATGATTATGTCTAAGAACCTGCTGGAGCATCTGAGCGTTGATGAAAGAGCAAAGTTTTTCAATGAAGCTCATAGAAAAATGAAAGTTGGAGGGATTCTTTACACGCTTGTCCCGCTCGCTATAAGTCCAAACGATAGCCTTGAAGATTTAAAAGCACACTTAATGGCGGCACTTACTGATCCTACGCATAAGACATTCTTTACTACACAGTCTTTTGATTATTTAGACATAGACCACCAACGTGGGAAAATCTACGGAAGAGATTACGGGTTCAGTTTGTGGAAGCGAACGAGGAATGAGGAGTTTAACAAGCGTTTCCTAATCGTTGAGCTTGTCAAAGTATGACACCAATCCTAGTCGATGATGATGTGTTCGCTACCGAAAGCCCGACAGACGGACGACTCTTCTATGATTTCAATCGGTACAAGGAAGTCCACGAACTCCTTGCGAGTGCCGGATTAAAACATTGCCTGGCAATATGCGCCGCCGAGATACCGAATCATACGGAATTACTTGAATATATTCAGAGCCGACAAGAGGAGTTCATTTTCGGACTCCACGGATGGAACCACGAGAAGTATAGTACGTGGCCGAAAGAAGCCATAATTAGAAGTTTAGGAAGAGCAAAAGATCGGATTGAGAAAGTCTTTGGGGTGAAAGTCGAATGGTACTTTCCGACGTGGAATAAGCGGAGCGATGAGATGTATCAGGCGTGTGAATATCTTGGACTCAAGCTCGACGATCACTGGTGTAATCTCACTGAAGCATTACACGGGGTAGAAAAAACAACCATACGGTTTCACTCGTGGGACGATAATGAATTTAAACAATTACGAGACTATGTACAGCTCGAATGTTGGACAATATAGACCCGAAAGAACAGACATTAAAGTTTATACCGAGGATAAATTAAACAATCCTCATTATTCTTCACGCCTCTATAAGATTCTTTCGCATATCTATGATCCTGTAGAGTGGAGTGTTTATGTTGATGCGGATATTTTCTTGCCTGAAGGAATGGAACAGAAACTTATTGATGAAGTGAAGGCAAGCGGTCAATCGGTTGGCGTGTTCAAGCATCCTTGGCGTGATTGCGTATATGAAGAGGCGGAGGAGATTATTCGATTGGGTAAAGATGAGGTGGAGAGAATTGTGAAACAAATGAAAAAGCTTAGAGAAGTCGATCATCCGGAGCATTCAGGGTTGGCGGCGTGTGGTGTCCTTGTAAGGAATAATAGGGATTGTATAGATATGAACAACGCGTGGTGGAGCGAGGTATGTTCAGAAAGCAAGCGTGATCAACTCTCATTCCCGGATGTTTTTAAAGGAAACATCCACTACTTTGACGGCGACATTTATCAGTATAAAAGTTGGAAGCGATGATTTACTATATTCCACTCGGTGACGAAAATACAGCTTCCTCTCGATTGCGTGTCCATAAGATACGTCCGTTTTTAGAGTCATCTTTGGTTTTGCCGGAAAGATATGAAAAAGGCGATACCCTCATCATCCAGAAAGTCCACAACCCGAATGAATTACGAAAAGCGCAATCGCAAGGCGCAAAGGTTATATTCGATATTGACGACGCATACCTGCATATCACCGGGTATCTGCATATGGTTCAAATGGCGGATATGGTGACGGTTGACTCTGATAAAAAGAAAGAATATGTCAGAGAATACACACAAAAACCGATCGTCGTCATACCTGATTGCCTTGATTGGGATGGCATAACAAGAACGGAAGACGTACGCAATGGCGTTGCCTGCTGGACATCATACGGGAATAATGCCGAGTTTTTGGAAGGTGTAAAAATTCCTTACAAGCTCAAACTCATTACGACGCCAAACTATGACAGTTTTTTCAATGGTGAATGTGAATTTGCCCCGTGGTCACTGGATACCGTCGATGAAGAGATACGCAACAGTGAGATGATGGTGATTCCATTGCCCGACAATGAAGTCACGCGACTCAAAGGGATGCACAAACTCTTGAAAGCGTGGGCGAACGGCGTACCGTGCTATACATCACCTATGCCGGATTATGTGAAGGCAATGCAAGAGGCAGGTGTCGGAGATAAGTATCTTATTGAAGATTGGACAAAACTTGAAAATATTGGATTCGATGAGAGATGTAGGGAATACGCCCTTCAATATCAAGCTGAAAATATCGCTAAACAATGGAAAAAAATACTATGATAGTTAATAGACCTGTATTTTCAGAAGAAGAGCGAAAAAACATCCTTACAGAACTGGACAAAATCTTAGAGTCTGGCTGGATTGGGCAAGGTCCGAAAGTAAAAGAACTGGAAGAAAAGTGGTGCGAACTCACTGGTGCGAAATATGCTGTCGCTACCAATTCTTGTACATCGGCGCTTGATATTGCCGTGCGCTGTGCCGGATTTAGGAATAATTATATTCCAACTGTTTCCGCATTCACATTCATATCTTCAGCGCTCTGTCTGAAGAATGCAGGAATGGAAGTCCGTTTCGTGGATATTGATGAGCGATCGTTTTGTACACCGAAAGCTGACATCCAAGTGATGTATGCCGGAAATCAATTCGGGGAAGGTATCATCTACGATATGGCACATAGCGGAGGGGCGAAACATAAAGGACTCATATCGTGTTGGAGTTTCCACGCTGTGAAGAACCTGCCTGCAGGCGATGGCGGTATGCTGACAACGAACGATGAAGCAATATACAAGAAAGCCCGTGCATTGAGTTGGTGCGGTATTGATAAATCAACCTGGGAACGATCCGGTAAAAAATATGGTTGGGATTATTCCATTACCGAAAAAGGACTCAAGGCGCATATGAATGACATCACGGCCGTCATCGCGCTGGCAAAGCTAAAAAACCTCAAAAGAGACAATGAATATAGGGCTTATTTGAGCGATTTATACGACGAGTATCTTCCAAAATCGATTCTAAGGCCGTTCAAATCGGAAACGACACATATATATACAGTAAGGGTTCCTCAAAGAGACGAGCTGTTTGATTTCCTTGCAGAAAACGATGTGAATTGCGGGGTACACTATAAACCTCTGTATTATTACGATAAAGTATTTGGGAGGAATGAAAAACTTCCAGTCACTGAAAAAGTATTCTCGGAAATCATATCGTTACCACTACATATAGGATTAACCAGTAGGGATATTAAAAAAGTATGCGAACTTATAGCTTCATTTTACGCGAAGTAATCAACTGCGGGGCGGTGCTCTCGACGTTTGAACTCTGTCAGGCGCTTAATCGTCTCGGACACACGGCTGTTATCGTGTCGGATTACAATAATCCGGAACTTGAGAAGTATTTTTCAGTCAATATCATCCGCGCACCGATCGGCATCACTATTGCCGTCAGTCCGAAATGTGAAGGAGACTTCGCGTATGTAAGAACGAAAGACGAAAGGTGGCTCAATCATAAGAGCAAAAAAATAGCCGTAAGCCAGTACATAGCCGATTGGCTCAAAGAGAACGGGCAGGAATCAGTTGTAATTTCTAACGGCACACACGAACGGTTTTATAATATGGGCATAGAAAGAGATATTGATATACTTTTAGCGGGAAATTATGAAGACACTAAAAACATTGTTGCTACCATTGAGAGAGCTAAACAAATTGGGGCTGGCAAGAGGATTGTATGGTTCGGACGACACACTGTTTGCGGGGAGGAGTATGAGAATATTACAAACCCATCTCTGGACGAAATCCCTCGACTCTATAATCGCGCCAAAACATTCCTCTCAATGTCAAAAGACGAAGGTTGGGGGCGACCCGTAGCAGAGGCAATGGCGTGTGGAGTGCCGAATGTTGTCAATCTCAATGGGGGGAATAGAGATGTTGGAGTCGTAAGTTGGGAAAATATCGCTAATAAATTTATCGAAAATATATGTTAAAACCAAGACAAGGGTACGTTATCGCGGAAATTGTAGAAAAAGAGAACGCCAGTGGGATAGTCGTACCTGGTATGAGTGATTACGGGAAAGAGATTATTATTGTATCTGTTGCAAAAGGCATCACTGACATCAAAAAAGGAGACAATATTGTTCTGTCAGCTGTTGACAGGTTGATGAAGGTCAAAGACGAAAAAGGAAAAGAGTTTATTCTTATCAATGAGAGTGATATCTGTGCGATTAAATAAAACACTATGACACCAGCACAAAAAGAGCAGGTGAAGGCTATGTTTATGGCTCAACTTCATTCGGTTGGGTACTTCGATAATGCTGGCGGGAAGATAATTATTACTTTTCCGCAGGTTTTTAATGGAGAGAAGCGAAAAATCAAGGCTACAACTATTGTTGAAGAGATGACGCACTTGACAGAAAAATTGTAAGTTGGTATTATGAAGGTAATTGAATAGCCCGAATCATATATTAAGGGGCGTAAACTAGACATTTTGTCGGTTTACGCCTTTTTTTTTGTGTTCATTTTCACTTATTCAAGGCTTTTTATAAGAGCAACAGGGATTGGCTATACGCCTATAAAAAGTCCTTGAATGGGCAAAAAATATACGAGTTAATGTTTAAAAGAGACCACGACCGAATGAATGTTAGCTTGAACATACATCGGAGGTGGCTTCAAACAGCCATATAACATTTCACCCTATGAGAGCACACTGGAAACCTCAACAGAAACAAGCAGAGGCTTTGTCCAGAATAGAGGATGAAGTGTTGTATGGCGGTTAGGTGCCCGTGGAGGAGGAAAAACGGATGCTGGTCAAGCGTGGTTACTCTACGATATAGCAAACCCGAGATATAGAGCACTAGTCATCCGACGTAACGCTGATGACTTAAAAGACTGGGTGGATAGAGCGAGACGAATGTACTTGCCGACGAACGCAGAGTTTGCGGGCAATCCAGCAGAGATAAAGTTTCCCAGTGGTGCGATTATCCGAACGGGACATCTCAAAGACGAAAACGCCTACAGCAAATATCAGGGACACGAATATCAGAAAATACTTATTGAAGAACTCACGCATATTCCACGAGAATCAGACTATGAGAAGCTCTTGGGAAGTTGCCGAAGCACTATCGAAGGCATAAAGCCTCAAGTATTCGCGACAACCAATCCGGATGGAGCAGGCTACGACTGGGTGAAAAAGCGATGGAGCATACCGGACGAACCGACCGAAAACATTATTACCAAAACAGATGATGGAAGAACAAGAGCATTCATACCGGCACGAATCGAAGACAACCCGATCCTTATGACAGCCGACCCTGGATACATCAGGTATCTTGAGTCGATAGGTGACGAAGACTTGAAAAAGGCTTGGAGAGAGGGGAGTTGGGCAGGCGTGCAGGTAGAAGGTGCTTATTACCGGAAAGAGGTTAACAAAGCGAAAGAAGAAGGAAGGATTTGTCGAGTGCCGTATGAATCGGGCTATCCAGTACATACGTGGTGGGATCTCGGGATGGGTGACTCGACCGCTATCGGATTTTTCCAAAATATCGGAAAAGAATGGAGATGGATTGACACCTACGAATGCGAAGGAGAAGGATTAGGGCATTATGTACAGGTTCTTAAGGACAAAGACTACATATACGGAGAGCATTACTTTCCGCACGATGTCGAGGTCAGAGAACTGGGGAGCGGTAAAAGCCGACACGAAACACTTCAAAACTTCGGAATACGGGTCAATGTCGTGCCGAACCTTTCGATAGATGACGGTATTCAGGCACTACGAATGCGCTTGAGCAATCTCTGGATAGATGAAGAAAAGAACAAAGACGCTATCAGAGCAATAGCAAGCTACCGAAAAGAATTTGACGAAAAACGAGGCGTGTATAAAAACAAACCGCTTCACGACTGGTCAAGCCATATAGCGGATATGATGCGCTACTGGGCAGTCACTAATCACTCAACGCATACAGGAACCTATAAAATCCACTATTGAGTAAATAATTAACTTGCAACTCGTGTGTTATGCCTTTCTTGCAAGTTGGGCATAGCACAGGGGTAAAACAGTATGAATAAGAAGTACCCAAAGGGGACGATATTAACAAGTGAATATCACATTTGGTCCGAGATGAGGCAGAGGTGTCGATATACAGGGCATCCAAGGTATAAAGACTATGGTGGCAGAGGTATTAGCGTAAGTGAAAGATGGTCAGAGTTTCTTAATTTCCTCGAAGATATGGGGGAAAGACCAAAAGGCGGTACTCTTGACAGGATAGATAACGATGGAGACTACTCAAAGGGAAACTGCAGGTGGACTTCATATACGAATCAAGCAAGGAATAAAAGATGTAATAGAATTATCGAATTTCAAGGGAGAAAACAAACGATGATGGAATGGAGTGAGGAGTTGGGTATGAGTATCCAAACACTCTCATCACGAATCAACATAATGCACTGGGACATTACTAAATCTCTCACCCAGAAAATCAGAAAGCATTTATAGATTATGTCAACAAAGGAAACAATCGAGAAAATGGTGGTGGATGTGATTAAAAATCACGACGCATATTCCGAACCGCTCAAAAAGAATTGGACGGATTTGTACAACCGATACGAGAACGAATTGCGCAAAAATTCAATCACCGCAGAAACTGAGGCAAAAGTGTGCCTTGGCGCCGCTTTTGCATTGGTTGAGAATTTTGTTTCAAAAGTTATCGCTCAAAACCCGCGTTTTAGATACTTGGCACGTGAGCGAGGCGACTCAAAGCCTGCAGAAATATATAACGAATTCAATGATTATCAGCACGACATAGCGCAATCACAAGTGGAGTACGAAGAAATCGCCAAATGGGGTGGTGCGTGCGGACTTGTTGGGTTCAAAATGGGTTGGCGCATAGAAGATGTCGTCCGAAAAACAAGAGGAAAAGAAATCCTTGGCAAGAGAATATCTAATCCGATTCTTGTTGATATGGCGGACAAGCTCAAACTCGGTAAGGACGTGAAAATCGACGAAACGGAGCGCACCGCCAACTGGACTATCCGCGCTATCAGACCGCACGATCTTATCTGGGATACGGAATATCCGCGATGGGAAGATTCCCCGGTCAAAGGACACCGTGTCCGAAAAACTTACAATGAATTGAAATCAGAAGGCTATGACGTCAGTCCTCTCGCTGCGGTGGTGAAAGGTGAAAAAGACTACTGGCGAGAACAGATGAGCAAGTATCCTCTTGGTGCATCTCAAGGTACGGTTATGGGCTTGATACCGATGGAAGTTGCCGAACTCTATGTGGATTATGTGAATGAGAATGGAATCAAAGAATGCTATGTGATGACTGTTGCCGGTCTCTCTGACGGTGATGTTAGTACATCGCCGGTATCCATACGATTTGAGTCAAACCCTTTGGACAAGCAATTTGCTCCTATCGGTATATTCCGACCAATTAAACGACCGGGTAAAGTGGAAGGCTATGGCGTCATTGAACCGGTAAAAGGCGTTTTAGATGCCGAAGAAGACACCTTCAATATCAATATGGAAGCATCGTGGACGGATGTATCGCGTCCTATGGAGTATGTACCGGATAATGTTTTGAATGAAGCGGAATTGCAATTCAAGCCGCGCACGCTTGTACCGGTGAAAAAACTCGGCGAGTCGGTAGCGGTTATGGCAACACCTACCCCGAATATGGGTGCAGCGTCTTTCTTATTGTCATTTTTGGAACGCGCGAAGCAAAACGTCTCAGGCGTGACGGATTATCAGACCGGAGCGAATCAATTGCAGAAACAACAGACGCTTGGTGAGGTCAATACGAAGACATTCTTGTCTGAACAACGACTCAATAAGAGTTTACGCAACTTTGAAGTTGAAGTTCTGGAAGCATCCGGCCGGATGGCACTCTGGCTCAATCAGCAGTATTTGTCAGAATCTCCGAAGATTGTCTATCGAGTACTTGGTAAGAAGGGTTCTATTTTAGAAAATCAAATCAAATTCAAGGACATTGAAGCGGTCAAAGACTTAGCTATCGTTACCGGTTCATCGGCATATATGATGCAGTCCGAACAGCGCAACAAGTGGGCGTCACTCCTGCAATTATCAGCGCAAGAAATGGCGTTGCCTCGTGGAGTCCCTATAGATAGGGAAGTCATTTGGGAGCGTTTGCTTGAGGAGGGATATATGATCAAAGACTCTGAGAATTTCATACCTTCACTCAAAGAAAGAGAAGAGGCAACTGTGGCCAAGAAAGTGGCGAATATCGATGATGCAAAGCAAGAAAATCTTGACCCCGCAACCGCGCGCGTACTTCCCGATGATATTCATTCCGTACACATCGCACTGCACAAAGCGGCATTACAGGGTGGTGGTATGCCCGGACCCGATGGCAACCCTATTCCATATACTCCTGAGCAGATGGTACTCCTCACATCACACCTTAACGCTCACGTGGCGGCTATAGGTGGTGGGATGAGTCCGGTCAATGTCGCAATGGAGCAAGGCGTCGGACAACGGATACAGGGACAGATGAATCCGCAACAGCAACCGCAAGGTCAACCACCAATGCAACAATAATATGAATAAATACACCCAATACTTGGACAGTAATTTAGGCGAAGAATCGCTTCTCTCAAAAATGCTGGAACAGGTTGAAAAAAGAGAATTCGAGGAAGCATATGGCACGGCGATGCGCATCAAGGCTATCAAAGACATTAAATGGGAATTATTGAAAATAGATGAGCGGAATAAGTGAACAATATATTAGGGAGTTTTTCGAAAAGAAAGAGCGTAAAAGCCCTATGGTTGTTAAAACTCGATACGGAAAGGCTTTAGACGACCGATTTGTCATCAATGAAAAGGCAGCTAAGGAAAAAGCAGAGTGGATTGCCCGGAGGGCTGGAGGTTTCCAGCCTTCGAGGTAACTCATTAAATGTCAAGCCAAAGACGTTAAAATCAAGCGTAAAATATGAGCAATGTAGAAAACAAGGACGTTAACGAGACCGCTCAGGTCGCTCCTGTCCAAGAGCAAGACGAGAACAGTACCGTTGTCAGAGAAGACGAAAAAACTCCGGATACGAAGGTAGACCGAAAGGTGTACGAAAGCGTGCGAGATGCTATGAAGCGAGAACGCGAAGAGAAGCGTGCTAAAGATACTAAGATTGCCGAACTCGAAGCGCGTTTAGCGGAAGTAGAATCACGCCGAGGTGCTGAAGACGATGAAGACGATGAACCGCAGGATTCAATGACAAAGGCGAAAGTCGATATCTTGTATCTGGTTCAAACCGATCCATTCGTCAAGGAAAATCTTGACCTCATCGAAGAGAAAATGACAGACAATCCACGGCTGACCGCTAAGGAGGCCATTAAGGAGATAAAGTCTGACTTTTTTGACCGAATGAGCAAGGAATCCGTTAAAGCAGCGCCTGAAGTGCCACTTAAACAAATTACCCCAAAAGGTAATAGCACTATCACGCGAGAGAATGTTATTAAAGATGCTCTTGAAGGACGGAACGCAAATGCTGATTCCGCTCAAATGGAAGCGTACAGACGACAAATCGAACGCCTTGGATAGAGCTATGCCTCTTAAAATTCTATGGCAAGTGTAACAGGGCTAAACACCCCCACAACCAATGCTAATGAGATTCCGGAGATGTGGTCCGATCTCGTTATCAAGTTCCGACAAGCAAACCTCGTGATGAGGAACCTTGTCACCGACCGATCCGCAGACCTCGCAGGAGGTGGTGATATTGTCCACTTCCCAGTGACGGCAGCTCACACAGCAACCGCATACACTGACGGAAAGCGATTGAGCGACAACTTGGCAGCTAATACTACCGGTGTTGTTGATTTGACAGTCGATCAGTTCTACTTCTCTCCAGTAATGGTGCAGTGGACTACGAACGCTCTGGCAAAATATGACATCAAAGCCGATCGTATGGCAGCAGCCGGTATCGCTATCGCTACGAAAATCGACTCGACGCTTTTGGCTTTGCAGTCTGATTTGACCGCTACCGACATCAACACGCCAGCAGCAGCTGATCAGACAGGTGATTTGACTCTTGCTCATATCATCAGCGCGTACACGACTCTTAACTCAAGCAATGTACCGACAGGTGATCGCGCTTGGGTATTCCATCCTACCGCATACGGAGAGTTGCTTGGTATCTCTGGCAACTACTTCACTTCATTCGACTTCCGCAATGGTAAGCCACTTGAAAACGGTGTTATTGGATCAATCCTCGGATCGAATGTGTACCAGTCTTCCAATGTCGCTACTCTTTCTACCGGTTCTCCAGCAGAAACAGGATACGCCAATATGTACTTCCATAAGGACGCTTTTGGTCTTGCTATGGTTGAAACTCCTACTGTGTCTATGTCTTGGGATGAGGATACGATGAGTGATTTGGGTTCAGTTCGTGCTGCTTGGGGTGTTAAGACACTTCGCGCAGACCACGGTGTTGTTATCCGAACCGTAAACGACTAATTATAGTCTTTGAGAGGGTGGGTGCTAGCCCCATCCTCTACTAAGCATAAAATTATGGTCTACTACTGCAAAAAAGGGTGTCATTTTACTGATAAAAACAAGGGACGATGCCCGAGATGCAATGCGCCTCTGTTTGAGACGGACGAAAAAACAGCTCAACGGATAAAACAAGACCTCAATCAAATGCAAAGAGAAGCGGGCTTAGACGCGGCAAGAGGTAGGTACGTTAATTATCACCTATAACTATGGCAACAATATCCACATATAGAACAATGGTACAAAACGAGGTAGGTGACGCGGCTGCAAGAGCGCAAAACGTCATTGATCGCGCATTGTCTGATACTTATCAAGAGATTTTGCTTCACACGGCGAAGAATCTTATCGGACTCACTGAAGAAGATGTTACCGCTTCAATATCGAACCGATACGTCACACCGGTCAATACCTACTCAAATTTTGAGAAAGTTTTGTGGCATTCCGCTACCGATACGAATTTCAAGGAGTTGACGCTTATCAGTGAAGACGAATACTACGACCGATATGTCAATTCTTCAACCAGCGAGCCATCGCAATACTACCTCAAGGGTAATCTCGTGTATTTTGACGTGATTCCTTCATCAGCCGGAACGGTGAAAGTTGTCGGTACCGAAGTACAGGATGAACTCACCGGAGCCAATGTTTCGGTTATTCCTGATCGGTTTACGCGTGTGCTTATTTTAGGCGCCATAGGACGGTTCAAGAGTTACGAAGGGACGCCGGACGCGGATGAGTACCTCAAACAATTCAAGGGTTCCTTCTGGGGACAGGGACGGATCGAAGGCGCATTGGGCGATATGATTCGAGAGCTTTCAGTCAAAAAACGAGTGATTCGCCCACGATTATTCGGAAGGTAATATTTTCATTATGGCATTCCAATCCTCATATCAAATACGAAATATCCCTCACTTGCGAACAGGTTTAAACAACCGATACGACGCCGGTGAGATTGCCGATACCGATATGGCCGACCTTGAGAATGTCGAGGTTGATACGCGGTCGATACGTTCGGCGGCAGGCTATGTCGATTACGGCGGAAATACAGGGCCATTTTACGGCGGTTTTCACGCTAAGTTTTCTGGTGGCACCAATAGACTCATAAGACAGCGCGGCGCTATTCTTGAATATGATAACGGATCGGGAACGTGGACAGCTTGCACATTACCGAGTACCGGAAGCCCTGCCGCTACGATAGTTTTGGCAGAAATACCGTGTTCATTTGAGATGCTCAATGATATCGTCCTTTGGAGCAATGGTACGACATCAGTGCTAAGTTCGACGGACGGAATAACCTGGACGGAGCGTGCAACACTTCCGAAAGCCAAGATACTTTTCAATAACGGACTCAACCGAATACTTTTTCTAGCACAGCCAACGCTTCCTTCCCGTGTCGATTGGTCGGATATCAATGACCCGCTTACTGTAGGTGCTTCATCGTATCAGTTTTTTGGTAAAAATGACGGTCAAAACATCGAAGACGCCGTATTATTGCCAAACGGCGGTATGGTTTTGTTCAAAACGTCTCGTTTTTATTCCATTTCTGATATTTCACTCGATACCGTGTCAACCGAACCTGTTGGCGAAGCACCGTGCGTCGGACGCACCGCTGTCGTAACAGAAAACTCGGTTATGTGGGCGGGTCCAGACGGTTCTATCTATGAATTGCAAGGAGGCGTACCGCATAAAATAACCAATCATATCACGCCTATCGCCGTATCGTATCCGTATTTGATGCGTGGTGTGTATTTCAATGGAAAATATCATCTTTCAGTGCCTTCAAGTACGGATGCTTACAATTCTTATGAATATGTAGTCGATAGGACACTCCCGACCGGTAATCCGGACGCACCGTATACCATCACGAAAAACCAGCGGTACATCGGGTGTTACATCAAAGAAGATAGGGAAGTATCGAATGTACGTCGTACTCGATTGTATTTCGGTGATGGACGTACATCTGCTGTCGGTAGTCCCGCGGCGGTTCCCGACACGTTCGCCTATATCAATGACCGGCACGATACGTCGGTCACGCAAGGACTGAACGGTGTAACACAGCCGTGCTTTTTCGTGACGAAGTTTTTTATGGAGTCAAACCCATACTTTTTGAAGCGATATACAAAGTATTTTATCGACTTGAAGAGTTCGCTCGATCAAGAAATAACCATATCGTATCGATTCGATCAGTACGAGTCGTGGGTTGACAGTAATATCCTCACTGAAGCAGCGGACATTGACTGGTTGTATGACAACGGCGAATCAGGCGGTTTTTCTGAAGGGTATTCATTCTCAAATGAGGCTGAAATACGCCAATTCAAAGACCTTGAATCGACCGGTACTGCGCCGTATGGAATACAGTTCAAGATTTCTTGGTCGTCAGTTGTCGATGTCGAGATTCTGTCGCAAGCGTATCGGTTCTTAACTAATCGTAATTTTAAATAATATGTCACAAGTGACTCTAGCCTTCCCGGATTCCACATATAGCTCAAGCTCTAAGCCGTCAGTAACCACACTCAAGGCGGATTTGTCGGCGATCGAAACGGCTCACAATGAGACTGATACACAATCAATACGTAAAGACGGTACCGTCGCTATGGCTGCCGATTTAAGTATGGGCGGCAATCAGATAACTAATCTCGGAGTACCTGGATCAGCTACCGATGCCGCCTCTATCGGAGCCTGCTGGCCGATTGGTTCAGTATTCACTTCGGTAGTAGCCACTGACCCATCGGTACTTTTGGGATTTGGAACGTGGTCATCAATAGCAGCCGGAAGAATGCTTGTCGGTTTAGATTCTGGAGATACTAAATTCGATACGGTAGAAGAAACCGGTGGAGCTGAAACAGTAACACTTACAGCTACGGAACTTCCAGCGCATACACATACGTTCAGTGGAAATACTGGGACAGAATCAGCTAGCCATACGCACGATACGGGAAGCCTCGA